AGAGAAATGACACCTAAAGAAAAGAAAGAGTACACTAAATGGGTAAATAGTTTTGCTAATCAGAAAACTATTACTACAAAAGAAACCAAACCAAAAAAGAAAGGTAAAGATGAAACCAATAAGAAGTAATGAACTAAACTATCTTGATACACTTATACATGACAAGTTTAGAAACAGAAGACAAAACATTGAATCAGAAATAGAAGCTGCTACTCAAAAACAAACTGATAAAAATTACTCAAAGTTTGTTGAAAGATTAGGTCTTAAAAATCAAATTAAAGCTTACAAAGAAGCTGATATGAAACTTAAAAAGTTTCAAGAACAAAAAGAATCTTATGAATCTAAATTGTTTGCAGCTAAAACAAATAAAAAAATAGAGCTTGAACAAAAACTTCAGTCTTGGGCTTCTATTAGAGGATGGAAAGGTAACTACAATGACACAATGGACATAAGCATAAAAGATTATGATGATGTTTTAACTACATTGTCTAGAGCCTGTAAACAAGAAACTAAAAAGTCAGTAGAAAAATTACCTAAGTTTAAAGTAAAACATGATTTAGATTTGCTTGAAGAACAAGCTAAAAATGTTTTATATTCTGGTAGAGATATAAAAGATGTATGGAAACATTTAGGTAATACATTCAAAGCATCTGGTGTTCCAGTAGCTGCACCTAAAGAGTTTCTACAATTAGAAAGTAAATAATATGGATATAGATAATGAAATAAATTATCTAGCTGAAACTGATACTACCTTTGCTAAACTTATGGCAGAGGTAGAATATCAGCGAGATATGATTAAACATTTCAAAGGAGCTTATGTAACTCAATCAGATGTAGCTGTATCTAAAGCTATTGAAAGTTATTACGCTTCCGAAAGTTATGTAACATCAATTAAAAAAATTAATGACTTTAATATTAATCTTCTGCAATTAAAAAATAAAAGAAAAACTGCAGAAATGAAAATAGAAATATGGAGAACATTAGAAGCATCAAGGAGAAAAGGTAATGTATAACGAACAAGAAGTTTACATATATATTGGTAAACAAATTAAACAAGCAAGACAAACTACATTTCAACACAGAGTAATGCCACAAAGAGAACTAGCTCAAGCTGCAGGTTGCACATTCCAACAAATACAAAAATATGAGAAAGCTAGTAACAAAGTGTCATTATTTAAATTACACAAAATTGCAGAATATACTCAAAAACCATTAGGTTATTTTGTTCCTAATTCAGTTATAAATACCATATCTGGTTGACAGATACCAAAATATACATATACCTAGTGTTAATGACTAACAAGGCACTAGGTAAACAATTTCATAATCAAGTAATACCACAGTTTGTTTTATTAAGAAAAAATCTAGGTATATCACAATTAGAAATGGATGAAATATTAGGTGTAGCCAAAGGTCTTGTATCAAAATGGGAATGTGGTATAAGAAAACCAAGTGGCTGGTTATTCTGTTGTTGGGCAGAAGCACTTGATGCCGAAATTATAGTACAAAAGAAAGAGGTAAAACATGGCAGTTAATCCAGAGTTTAATCCTGGTGATATAACAGACGATCCTATCGTCAATGATGTAATCAAAAAAACAATTGATAGACATATACAAGGCATGGAAAAGTTTGGTAAAACTATGTCTGATAATAAAAGACCTATGTCCGAATGGGTAGATGAAACAATTGAAGAACTATTAGATGCTGTTCACTATTTAACTAAAATGAAATCAATTTATCAACAGTTTGATAGAGATTCAGATAAAGTTAAAGCAGCTCTAAAAAGTTTACAAGAAGGAACATCTACTAATGATAAAACAGAAACGCAAAGTTAATATAGATTACACACCTTATCATGTAAGACAACAAGCATGGTATATGTCATTACTTAAATTTTATAAAAGTATTGAGTTTGATGACAAAGTATACACAGACTTTGCTACCAAATTGTTTGCAAATAAAATAGATAAAAAAGTATTAAAACAATTAGATAGTTTAAGAAGAAAACACAATAAACAAGAACAAAAAAAATGGGAAGATATAAAACGTAAAGGTGCAACTCGTGTAGGTTTAAACTTCCGAAATATATACAGGAATAAATAATGCCAGAACAAGATGAAACAATACAAGAAATACAATCACAAAATAAAGATAGAGCTTTACAACAAAAAAGAATGCACACTATTAAAACAGTTGCAGGTTTATTAGGAATACAGGAACTTAAATGGATTTATACTGAAATATATAATATGATTCAAGACATAGAAAAAAAGAATCATAAAAATGTAGAATCTCCAGATAACAGAATGAACTTCCCTAAAGAATAAAACAGAAAGGACTAAATGAACAAAGACTTTGATCGTAAAACAGGCATTGGAGGATCAGATGCCACCAGGTTATACAATGGTGATTGGCACGATTTGTATCTAGAAAAAATTGGAGAGAAAGAATCAGATGATCTCTCAAATGTTTTACCAGTACAAATGGGAGTGCATACCGAAGATTTTAATATTCGCTGGTTTGAAAAACAAACAGGTATTAAAGTTGTAGGTGAACAAGTATTTATTAAATCTAAAAAATATCCATTTATGTATTGCAATATAGATGGTGTCCTCAAAGAAAAAAAAGCATTGCTAGAATGTAAGCATACCAACGCTTTTACTAATGAAATCAAAACAGCAGAAAAATACAAAGCACAGATACAACATTATCTAATGATATATGGTGCAGATAAAATGTATTTGTCTATGTTCTTTGGTAATATGAAATGGGGATTAGCTGAAGTACTTCCAGATAAAGAATTTCAAAAACAATTAGAATCAGCATTAATTTTGTTTTGGCATTTAGTACAAACAAAAACACCCCCACCAGATTTTGTTGATTTTAATAATTTTAACGAACAGATAAAGGAGCATAATAATGGTAGAGAAATCATACCCTTACTCACCAGGCAGTCAAAAAGTTGATACATCAGTTGAAGCTTCCGAACTTATTAAAGAAGGTGCTGATACTATTAGACGTAAAGTATTTGAAGTTATAGCAAACAAAGGTAGCTTTGGTGCAACAGCTGATGAAGTAGCTGACTTATTAGGGTTATCTTCGTTTACTGTAAGACCAAGAGTAACAGAACTATATAAACAAGAGAAGATAGAAAGAACAACTAAACGTAAAAATGCTAGTCAAAGATCAGCATATGTTTATGTAGTTAGTAAAACTCATATTAATAATCAATACACAGAGAAAGGTATATAATGAGAACAGGAAAAGAAGAACACTTTTGGATATGGGATCAAGTAAAAAATACTAATCCAAAATATACAAAAGCATTTACAAAGTTTGGTGGTAAAGAGCTTACAACTATAGATCCAATGTATCAGATACAAGTTATGACTGGTATGTTTGGTCCAGTAGGTTTAGGTTGGGCATATCATGTTGACTATACTTATACAGATAAGAATGTATTTGCAGAAGTATTAATAAGATACAGAAAAGAACCTAGCTTAGAATGGAATCAATTTGGTCCAGTATCATCAGTACAAGCATTGTACAAAAAGAATGGTGGACTAGATGATGAAGCACCAAAGAAAGCAATGACAGATGCTATGACCAAAGGTTTTAGTCATCTAGGTATCAGTGCTGATGTGTTTCTTGGTTTGTTTGATAACAACAAATATGTTCAAGAAATGAAAGCTAAGTTTGATGCTAAACCAAATAACATAACAGTAATTAACACGAAGGAGTTAAATAATGCTAAACAAAGTGATGCTGATAGGAAGACTGGGAGCAGACCCAGAAATAAAACAAACTAAAAAAGGTGAATCTTTTGCCAACCTATCTTTAGCTACTAATAAAAAGTACAAAACTAAAGATGGTGAATGGCAAGAAAAAACTACATGGCATAAAATTGTGGTATGGGATCCAAGACTTGCAGATACTATGCAAAAGTATGCTAAAAGTGGAACTCAATTGTTTGTTGAAGGTGAAATAGAAACTAGACAATTTAAAGATTCTAACGATCAAAACAGAATTGTAACTGAGGTTGTTATACCTCGATTTACAGGAAGCATTAGAATGGTTGGCGACAAACCATCTGGTACTAAGACTGCTCAACAGTCTAAACCATCAGATGATTTTGATGACCAGTTTTAATAAGGTTAAGTTAATTTACCTTTAAATAATTAACACGTAGTATGTAACTACATCTGTTGTTAACTGTAGGCGTATGAATACTTTGAATTGATTGCGCCTACAGTATAGAATTTGTGATAACAAATAGGTAAGCTAGAACCTGCAATTAATTAGATACTAGTCTTCGTTAATGCTAAAGTCCTGCTGCTTAATTAAAAATTATGTGAGTAAGCAACCACGCAGTCCAGTATGGTGTAATGATAAATACCACCAATGGTTTATCCTGTCTGAGTTGCTTACTTTTTTTTATGTGAGGTGTGAGCTTCCGAATTTCATAATAACCTGTGCATATGAAAACAATAATATGCTTAAAAGATATATTTAAAAAACGTCAGATTTCTAATGATGAAGTTATAAATGTTTTTGATAATATAGCCGACACATTAACAATAGACTTACTTAAAGGTAAAAGTGTAGATGCAGCTCAAGTTGCTTTGGTATCTAATGTAATGCAAATAGCATCAAGCTATAATAATAAGAAATTTGCTATAGATTTGTTGCAAGGAGCTTTAGCTGAGCTAGAATCTGAACATTTTACAGAAACAGGTCATAAGCTTTCATAGATCTACGTATATAACTATCTTTATTATTGTACCCAATGATACCGAATTAGTCTTCAATGCCTATCTAAGAGCTTCTCAGAGCTATTTAAATGGTCTAAATTACTCATTCCATAGAAGTAATTGTAATTATAAGGCACAGCTCTACAATCATGAGCTTTTCGCATAGACTTCTGTTTATCTCTAAATTCAATAGCTTTTGTTTCAGATTCAAATATTACATTTGTAAACATTTTATAAAAATTATTTTGTTTCCAAATAATACACCACATTATTTTTATCTAACTGAATCTATAAAATTATAAACTCTACCGAATTGTTTATCAATAGACATTAAATCAGATTGGATCATGGTTACTGTTAATTGAAGTTCTATAAGTGTGACCAAAGTCCAGGTAGCTAAACCCATTAGGATTGTACCAAGCAATGCAATTAACGCTGTGTTAGTCTTTCTTGTCATTGCATACCTAACCATTGGAATACAGCTATAATAGTTGTAAACGCACCTGCTAACCAAAGTAAAACTTTTACTGCACCTTTACTAAAACTAACTTGCTGCTTAAGTTCATTTATATCTTTTGAATTATTAGCTACATCTTTGTGAACTCTATGTAGTTTAGAACTCATATCGTTTACAGCTTGTACTAATACATCAATTATAGCAGGAGTATCTTTTTTTTTGGTAACTTTTTTCTTCATTTACGTTTCATAATATCAGCACCTTTTAATCCATAAATTGCTGATACTACCCCTATGAAAATTGCTTGATACCAATAAGGTAGGTTTTTAAAATATTCAAAAAATAAATCTAGTTTATTACGTATCTCTGGATCGTCAGAAAAAACAGACCAACCCAATAAAAGAATAGGCATAGATACAAGGATAAGTACAAATTCGTCTTTCCAACCATTATCATTGCTCTCAATAATTTTCGCTTTATATTCAAGTTCACCATTGCTCATTTTTTCAGCATGACGCATTTGTGCATCAGCCATTAACATTTTTGTTTGCTGTCGTTTTTTATATACATGAGAACCAGCAGACATTGCAAGTTTTATTGCACTCAACCACATATTAATATTTCCATACGTTAGGTCTTACTACATATTTTTGATCAACATCTACAGTCAACCAATCAAGATGAGTAAAAGTTTTAGCTATTCCAATACCTGTAGGTTTTGGATCCCAATGCAAAGCAAAATCTAACAACTCATATTGTTTTTGTGGTGATGTTCCAATATCTACAGCAAACCCTGTAGTATGTGGACCACTATCACCTGTTGAACTTACTTTACTATTATGTTCTGAACATCTATATGCTGAAGTAATTGTAACACCTTCTTGAAGATGTGTACGCCATGCTTGGCAAAAATCTAAAACAATTTCAGAAATTTTTAATTTGTCGCAACATTTACATTTAAATTCGTTGCTACTAAAATTATTATATTTAGCAAAATTTGTACCATCAACTACCATATTGTTTTTCCAATCTATCCATAGATATAAATTGGCTCTCTTGTATATGGTTATCCCAGATACCGAGTTCAACTATACCCCAAGACCATCCAGTTAAATTCATCTTAGCATAGTCTTCTACATGGTCATGTGGCAACGCACATCCTACATTAATAATTCTTACGTAATTTCTATTACCAATTTTAGGTGCTTTCCAATCTCTAAACTTATGAGTATGTCCAAAAACAATATCATTAGTAGCATCATTAGCTACTTGTACTTCACAGTTTTTACCACCATATTCTTTACCCATAATGTTTAATGGACAATGTGTAAATGATACACCACCTATATTTTTAAATGCACCATATGGAGATCTTTTCCATCTAGTAGTATCAAAAGAATCATGTAATTCTTTTTTCATCATACCTGCTATCTCTGGTATATTTTCTTCAAATCTATAAACTCTTTGTTCGTGATTACCAAAAGTAACGTGTCTTGGTATAAGATCATTATCAATATATTTATCTAATATTTTTATTGAAGATCTTAAAGAATCTATATCTACCATAAAAGCATCTTTTAATTTGCCTGCTTGTGTAGAATTTTTTTGAAAAAAACTTAAGCTATCAAATGATGCCCAATCACCTATTTGAATTATATAATCTGGTTTAGCTGCTTTAATATATTGTCCTATCCATTTAAATCTATTTTGTGCAATATGTGGACAGTCATGTGCATCTCCAATTACTATTATTCTATGACCTTTAAACACTATATTTCTTTTCCTTTTTCAGTACAAAAATAAGAAACATATAATTTTTTGTCATTAAAATTTTCTAAATATTGATTTGTAACTGCTATAGTTACCATTGCACCATGCTTAGTACAATCAGACCAAGTATCAAATGTAGTATGATGTACTGCTGGTGTATTACACATACCTGTTATTGCTGAACAGATAGTGTAAGCTAATACAAATTTCATTTTAATTGTATGTAGCCTAAAATACTTGCAACTAATGTACCTAAAAAAACAAGGACAGCTACAGCACCTTTGCCTTTAGCTACATCTGTTCTAAGTGATTTAACTTCTGTTTTTAATTCTTTAATAGCTTCATGCAATTGCTTCATTCTTTCAGCACAAAGTTTTTCATGAGAAGAAAGTCTTACACCAGTTGCTTGATCAACAACAGCTTTAGGTGTAAGTTTTCTTCCTTTCATTATTTATCTTCTTCTTTAACTTCTTCTTCTTTAGGAAGATCAGCTTTTAAAAGATTAGCATAATGAGTATGTAAAATATTTACATCAGCTATATCTAAATTTAACTGCTGCTGTTTAGCTTGGCATTGTTGTAGCTTTGCTAAATACAGTTTTCCGTTATCTGATAACTTATCGCTATCGTAGTCTTTGTCGTCAAATTTAAAGTTCATGTATTACCACTCCTTAGTTTTTGATGTTAATGTAGGTGCTTTTTGTGATGCAATTTGTGCATCAAGATTAGCTTTCATATCATCTTCAGTAGTATCTGAATGTTCTAATACACAAGCTATAGCATCTTCTTTACTCATAGTGTCAAAGTTCAATTCTGATTGACCATCAGTACCATACATAGTTGCTGAATTATCTCCATCAACTGCTGTATATCTCCAATGGATAACAGAAACTTTGTTATCTGCGTCTGTCTCAAAATTTGGGAAAGACCATTCGTATGTTGTTGCCATATTATTTTCTCCTTATTATGGGTTATTAGTTTCTAGTGTTGTTATTCTAGCTTCTAATTCTTGAATTGTTTTAACCAGTAAAGGTACTAATTTAGATTGGTCGATACCTTGTGGTTCAATATTACCATTTTCATCAACAGCATCTTTAGTTCCAATAACTGCTTCTGGTATAATGTCAGATACTTCATGTGCAATAAAACCATCTACTAAAGTTTTAGTTTCATCACTTATCCAATTAAATCTTGCAGGTTTTAATTGTTTTAATTTTGTTGTTGCATCAAAATCATAACTTACATTTTCTTTTAATCTGTAATCTGAGCTTGTGTTATAAGAAGTAGATGCACCACCAACAGAAATACTGCCTCTCACTCCTCCTGCTTGTCTAAATTGTATTGTTATTCCTTCTGAATTAACTCTGTTAGTTACAAGACAAGGATAACTAGATGCTGATATTGACATACGACCATTACTAGGTATGCAAGCATGAGCGGCTGTACTGCTTTCAGCAGGTGTTAGATTTGAACCATCTCCAAATATAACTGCATCATTACCACCATCAACAAATAACGTATGTGTATCATTATTACTTTCAACTCTAAAATCACAATCTAATCCACCTTCATTAAAAATATGATTACCACTGTTATCTAAAATGTATCTGTATTGAGTATTGGTTGCATCATAAATTGCGTAAGCGTTACCAAAAGAACCTATTTGAAATTGTCGATTACTTTGGTCAGTTTCTTCAAAAGTTATAACTGGACTTGTGCTACTTAAATGAAGTAAACTTGCAGGTGCTGTAGTTCCGATACCTACGTTACCAGAACTATCAAAACGAACTTTCTCACTACCATCAACTTTAAATCTTATGTGTGAATTTGCATCTACTCCACTAGCATCACAACTAATTTCTAAATCATTAGCTTCACTAGCAATAATATGATGTAAGTTAGAAATTGATGTATCTGATAATCTAATTTTTGGTCCATTATCAGAAATATCTAAAAATTGTTGAGGATTTGTAGTTCCGATACCTACCATGCCATTAGAAGCAATACGCATTTTCTCACTTCCATTAACTCCAAAATCTAAATGGTTTCCATCGTGAGTATAATTAAGATAACCAATGCAATTATTTCCATCATCTCCAAAACATATTGCTCCATTAGATGTATTGCCAGATAGAATACTCATTCCACTATTACCAGAATTTTCTGCTATAACTTGATTGTGACCAGCGTTTGCACTAGCACCACTATCAGCAGATTTAACATGAAGTAATCCTAGAGGTGCTGTTTCACCAATCCCAACATTTCCTGCTGATGTGATACGAAGTCTCTCACTATTATTTGAATAAATTTGAATTGGTGTTGCTGATGTAGTTCCAAAAGTTAGTTGCACATCTCCATCAACATTTAAAAATGCTAAATTGGTAGAATTATCGCTTTTATACCAACCAGACCTCATATAATTACCTTGAGAATTATTGCCTACAAATCTAAATAAATCAGTTGCAAGTGTTTGAATTTCAAAAGGTGCATTAGTTGGTGTTCTTCCTAACCCAACTCTTTCTGAACTATCTATCGTAATAGCAGTAGAAGTAGCATTATCATCTATACCTTTAGATTGAAAATTTAATACTGGTATGTTTGCTTTATCTCTTGCGTTAGTCATTTAATTATTCTTCTCCTAATTCAGCTTCTTGTTCAGCTTTAAAAGTTGCATAAGCATCTTTGACTTCTTGTGTCCAGACTGCGTTACATACTGCTTGAACCTCTGAGTGTTCATTAGATATATCTGCATCTGGTGCTAAAGAATGTCTATGATACTTTCTTGATAATTCTTCGCCATCTTCGATAACTACAGTATCTGTTCTTACTTGAACTGATTTGTATTTTCCGACCACTTCGATTTTACCAATCTGTGTCTCTTTAGTTATTGCCATGTGTTGTCTCCT